ACTAATGCTTGCTTGCAAGCGGTTAGTATCTTACTATTATGCATAATTTATTTTTTTCTTCCTATTACTTCTATAAATATTGCTTATAACTATTCCGTCTAATAAAAATTGCTTGTGTTTTTCCGATTTGAAGTGGTAGCTTGAATTTCCTCTTGAATATGAAGTTCCGCACTCACATTCAATTACTTCCCCTTTACGGGCTTTAATACGGGTATCATTTTTTATTTGATTTATCTTATCTAATTGTTTCAAACGTTCTTTATTTTTCTCTCTATATATATTCATATAATGCTTTTTTAATGGTAATTGAAATGGATTTTTATTATTACAGGGCTTCAGTTTATTAACCCATAAACATTCATAGACCTCTAAATGTTTCCTATCTACTACTTCATATTCTTTTATTAAAATGATTTTGAAATTTTCAATTCCATATTCTTTAAAATATGGATAAATTGCAATATTATCATTTTTACCATCCAACCATTTACTATAGTCTTGTTTATGTTGTTGCCATCGTTGTCGTAAAATATTGAATGTTGAACCAATATAACATATGTTAGATTGCAAATGAATAATTTTATAAATCTTCCCAATCATATCTATATATATAACATATGTTATATGTGTTAAAGCGTTTTGAAGTCAAGCCGCGTAATTTTATTCCGCATTGTCTATTTTATAGACCATAATATACGCAATTAGATAATGAATACTCAAGATAAAATACCACGTAGTTTAATAAAAAAAGCATTTACCACTACATCAGATCTTAAACGTATGGCCGCAGCATTAAATATACCTTTAACCGCAATACTACATAAAGACCAGTTAAATCATATTAAACCACAAGCAGGACAAACATTTATTATAAATTTAGAAGATAGTAATGGACCACAAGGTGGTACACATTGGGTTTGTTTTGTTCTATTAAATAATGATCATCCGATCTATTTTGATAGTTATGGCGCACCCCCCCCATGTAATATTATAGACTTTTGTAAAAAATATACAAATAAACCTTTATTATATAGTGATAAACAAATTCAATCTATTCGTTCCGGTTCTTGCGGACAATATTGTATTCTTTTTTTGAACACCGTTTTAAAAACTAATGGAAATTCAAAAAAAAAATTGAAGACAATGGTTAATATATTTAAATAGTTATCTGATAATAATTAATTTTTATCAGATATAATATATACAATGACTGAACCACGTTCTCAGTTAGGTTTATATCCAGTTATTTTAAATAGAAATAATTTAGTATCAGATAGTAATAATAATACATATCGTTATACATTTCCAAATGGAGCAGTTCGTTTTAAAAATAGTCGTATTACGTTGTCGAATATTAATTTATTCTTTTCATGGTTTAATATTAGTTCAACTAATAATAATAATACTTTTCAATTTGTATGGCCCACTAATGTTGGTAGCACTACTTATACGGTTGTTATTCCAGATGGATATTATAGTATACCATCACTTAATTCATATCTTCAGCAATATTGTATAACTAATGGTTTATACTTAGTTAACACCGCATCACAAAATGTTTATTACTTAGAATTATTAGAAAATAGCACTTATTATAGTATTCAATATAATAGTTATCCATTTCCCACAGCATTACCAGGAGGATGGAGTAATCCAGGAGGGTTAACTTTTCCAGCAGTTGCTTCTACACCACAACTTATTATACCAGCAACTAATATACGGAATTATTTAGGGTTTAATGCGGGCACATATCCAGCCGCATTTCAAGCAACGAATTATAGTAAACTAAGTGATTTTACACCACAAGTTAATACGGTTAGTAGTATCATAGTAGTTTGTAATTTACTTAATAATAAGTATAGTATACCTAATACAATATTGTATTCATTCAGCCCAAGTAATTATACTTTTGGTGATTTAGTTGTTGAAAAACCACCAGAATATTCTTTTATAGATATTCAGGATGGTGATTATAGTGATATTACAATATCATTTTTAAATCAAGATTTACTACCTATTACTATTCGTGATACTAATATTATCATTCAATTAGTTATACAAGCCCCTACGTATAGATTTTAATTAGTTTTTTATTATCGAAATTTAGCGAGTAAAAATATAGTAATGAGACGTATATACATTAAACACGGTAGAGTTAGAGGAGCAAGAGTAAATAAAAATACAAAAGGAGCAGGTATTAAAACGGCATGTAGTTGCGGAGGAGCACAGACTACTAATTTAGAAAAACTAAGAGAAAAGCTTAGCAATATAACTATACAAAAGCCTAAAGAAAGAAAACGATACCTTAATTTTGATTTATAACATCTGATACAATCAGATATGTTATTTTTGCGGGATATTTAATTCGCGGTTAATAATATTTTTTTTATACGAGCGTAATTTATATTACACATTATATATACCATCTGACCGCTGAGTTCAGCACAGATTATATTAGCTTAGTCAATACGCAATGGACGATTATCTTTTTGAGCATAGTTTAGATGACAGCAAACCTGAAAATATTGCATTGAGTAAAGAGGTTCTTTATATTCAGGATATTAACGCAGGAGTTTATAACGGACAGATTATTTTCGATACATCAAGCCTTTCAAACTCAGGAAGATGGTTAGCATGGGATGAAGCAACCTTACAAATTCCGTTTGTTGTATCATTTACCTCAACCGCAGGAAATATTGCAGCAGACGCAGTTTCCAGAAGAGCCGCATTTATTAATGGATTGAAAAATGGATATTATCAGATTATTGATAGTATTCAGGTTGATTATAACAATACTAATGTTTGTCAGCAGACTAATAACATTAATCAGTTTGTTAATTTCAAGCTTTTGACTACTATGAGCGCATCAGATGTTGATAAATGGGGACCGACAATTGGTTTTAGACCAGATACACCAGCTTATGTATTGAACGCAGCAGCCTCACCTAATGGTAATGGTTTAACTAATAACCGTGATACATTTTTACCAGTTGCCGCAACCCAGTTTAATGAGCCTTATGTATCAAATACAGGGTTTTTGAATAGAAAACGAGAAACTACCGCGTTTTCAGGTAATGCATCGGGAGCAGGAGCAGTATTGTCATATGGAGGGATTGCTTTTGCAAACGCATCAAGCACAGGTAAGAATTTTTATACGGCATCCCCAGCCGCAGGAGGAGTTGGAGCAGTTTATTATTCAGTAGTTCTATGCACTATTCGTTTGTCAGATTTATGTGATTTCTTTACTAAAATTCCATTGATTAGAGGAGGATTTTTTAGATTAACAATAGTGTATAATTCATGCGCACATCTCATTACTTTAGGCGCAGGACCGCCTATTAATATGTCAGTAGGAGCAGGAGGCACTACTATTCGTAGTGGTAGAACATGCCCATATATTTTTAGTTCAGCAACGGCAGATAATTCAGCAAGCGCGATGGTTGCAACGGCACAAGGATTGGGGGCTAATATTAGTATTGATAGTGGAGTTGTTCGAACTACTCAGATTAATAACCCAGGAGGACCGTTTTCGAGTTGCAGATTATATGTTCCAGCATATGAACTTGACCCAGTTAAAGAAGCCCAGTTATTGCAGATTAAACCCATACGCAATGTTGAATACTTTGATATTTATCAATATCAATTTGGAAGTGTTGCCGCAGGTGATACGATGAACACCCTAATTACAAATGGTATCGCAGGAATGTTATTTTTAGTAGTTATACCAACATATTCTTATTCAGATGCATCGATTATAGCAGCAGGTGGTATACCATCAGCAGCTTTATCCCCATTTGATACTTATCCAGGAACAGGTCATCCTTTGGCAGCAATTACTAACTTCAACGTTCAAGTTGGAGGACGTAATCTATTCCAGCAGAATTTTCAATATAACTTTGAATTCTTTATGAATGAAATGTCGCGTATTAATGCTATAAATGGAGGTGTTGAAATGGGACTTACAAGTGGATTAATTACTCAATCATTATGGGATAATGGTTATAGATTTTATGTATGTGATTTGACAAGAAGACCATCAATTGAAGACGGAGTTGCTAAATCAGTTCAAATTCTTGGACAAAATGCAACACCTTATGCGATGAACTTTACATGTTTTATTGCTTATAATAAGAAAGTTAATATTGATATGGCAGAAGGTAAACTTGTTGCGTAAATCACATGATATTCTATTGTAAATCACCTGATTTAATACCGCGAATTGATTACTTTGTAATCGTCAGATACGCAAGTATCACCGCTCACAAAATTACTTTCTTTGATTGCGAATGTAT